AGGAAGAATTTAACATTAATTCCAAGTTCACTAGACAGAGAAGTAATAGTTTTTACCTGATCTGCTGCATTAAGAATAGAATCATCAAGTACTGAAAAATTATCAGCTGTTTGTCCTGTTAATTGTCTGGCCTCCCTATTTGCCTTATTAAACTTTAAAAAACTATTAGCTAGTAAACCAATTACACCTTGTATACTAGTAGCTGATTCCAATCCTGCTTTACCTAGTCCTTTTAACTGTGCACCAAATACTTTTGCATTACCAGCAGCTCTTTTAGCTTGAGCTTCTACTCCTCCATCACTTTCCTCAAATTCCTCATTAACTTTTCTAGCCATTTTTTCGGCATCCTTAAGAGCCTTGCCCAAATCCACTCCGAGAGTTTTATTAAGAGACTTAGCAAGGGCACCTGTAATACCCATGGATTTTGATATACCTTCTCGGATTCTTACTTCTTTAGAGGCTAAATCTAATGTTTCTTTTTCTACTGAAAATCCCTCCTTTCTAGCTGCTAAAAGTGCTTTTTCCTGGTCTGTTAAACTTCTATAGCTTTTCTGCCTAGTATCTACCAGTTTCTGGAGATTATCCGCCTCATCTTTTAAAGCATTCAACGCAGCTTCAGCTCTTTCTTTTTCTTTTATAACTTGTCTGTCTGTAAGTGTAACAACACCAGCCTGAGCATTTTGGAGTTTTTGAGTTATGGACTCTAATTTGGAAACTTCCTTAGTAGCATTTCTAAGCAAATTAGTTTTTTTACCTAATTCCTCATTAATAGACCTAAGAAGATCTCTTTGTTCCTTAAAGTTAGCCACTTATTTTATTATAAATATTAAGACTTAGGCTTTTTTGCAACAGTTGAAGTGTAAGTAGGGTTATTTTTTATAAAGTCTGGTATTTTAACTTTATTGGATTCATCCATTCTTATATTGGTAGTACCCTTATTAATTTTGGATTGTGCCTTTTTAAATTCCTCCTGCTCTTTTTTATAAAATTCCTGGATATTATTGAATGTGAATTTTCTTAACCAAATTGGCATATTATAGACCGTGTGAAAATCATATCCACCATTTCCATGAAAAACGATTTCATGGATTTGAGTGAATAAATATGATCTATAATTCTGCGTCTGGCCAAAAAAAATTCAGTGTGAAGGGAATATCCATAGTGAATTCATCACCTTCTGAATCTGTAATGGTAGTTGACATGTTAATATCTGGTTGCATCTCCTTCACATAATTTCTTAATGCGCGGGAATCCATGGCTAAAAGGTAATTATCCACATATTTTCTAATAGTAGCTCTATCAGTTTCACCATTAACGGATGTGATTATGTACTTTAATCTTGTAGATAATTCAGGTACATTTTTTTTAGAAAGTTTTTTTAACCCTCTTAATTCATTATCTATAGCTAAATCATCTCTATGGGTTAAAAACTTAAAAGTTATTGGAGTTTTAGAATGAGGGAGAGTATATGCAAATTCATTAAGTCCTTTAGTATATAAAGATTCATTTAATTCTTTATTTTCTAATGTAGATAAATCAACACTTAATTCTTCCCCTTTACTAGTAAACTTATATTCTTTACCATATCCTAAAATACGTGCTGCTATTACTATAGCATTTTTATCTCCTACTATTAAGTCTTTATAATCGATATCACTTACAATAAGAGATTGAAGTAACTTATCTATTACAGTACCCTTTTCTATATAATTTTGGTTAGATAAAATATCTTCTTCCCTGGCAGTCATATATTTCATTTCTATTTGACCAGATGAGAGAGGGTTATCTTCAGGATAAACTAAACCTTTTGAGGGTAACTCAACTATTTCAGTAGGAAATTCAAACTTTGCTTTAGACATAGATTACAATTTAATAATAACTTTATTCAGTGATAAATATATAAAGAGATAAGAAAATGTAAGATTTTAAATAGAAATTTTTACTGTTGCTCCATCTCTATATAACCTACCTACAACTCCAGGGTCTGAAGTAGGTAAATTAGTAAAATTTATTTGAGAACCATGGACTGTTAAACTTCCTGACATAGATAAAGCACCTTCACCACCTACCGTAAACTTATTTGCTGGCCCAGAAGTAGTAAAAGTATCACCAGCACCTCCTATTACTAACCCATCAGCTGATCTTATGTTAACAGGGTCCATTAATATTGCACTTGCTGTTATTGCTCCAACATTAAGATCACCTCCAGTAGATACATTAATAGATCCACTAAGTATAGTTGTTCCTTGTATAGTAACATTGCCAGTGGATGTAATACTAGAAAATTTTACAGGTCTATCCTGTATAGCAGGTTTTAAAGTTTTTACTCTTCCCATAGAAAAAAATGTCCGGTAATAAATACCGGACATTCAAAAATATAAATAAATAAATAAATTAGAAATTCAATACACAATAATCTGGTTGTACAGTCATTGTAATTTCTTGAGCAGCATCGGCGTTATCATAATTATAATCACCAAATGAAGCTTCAGTAATTAAAGCACCTTTAATAACCCATTCGGAAACAATATCTCCCACGGGACCTAAAACATTAAAGGTAAGATTTTTCTTATAAAAATCAGAATAACCATCTCTACCAGTTACTGATTCGTGATGTAAACGTACCCATTCCATTACAGCCTGTGCACCTGATGGAGTAATTGGATCAAATAAAGTAAATGAAATAGGGTTCCAAACCGTTTTACCTTTCACATATCTTTGAATATTAATATGATTAAGGGCTACAGTCCCCTGAGTTACACTAATTGCACCTACTCCTTTTATTTGATAAGCCGGAAACCCATCTATAAACATTATAAACCTATTCTGTTGTTTAGGTTCAAATGCGGTAAAAAATATTTCGTTTGGATCTAATACTGGCATGTTTCTATTTTATTATAAATATTCTAAATTTAAATTTTTTAAGATGGGAATGTTGCACCCGTTGGTAAGATATTGAAATCTAATAATATGAACTCAGCAGTTCTAGTAGGTTGTAGGAAAATCTGTCCAACTAATTGATTCCTATCGATTACATCTGGGGTATTATTAGTATCGTCCATCACTACTTTAAATGCAAATAATCCCTGTCTTTGTTGCACACTTTCCAAAAATGGATTTACTTGGGTTAGGAAGTTATTTCTAGTAGCAACTGTATTTTGTTCAAATACTAAGTTATCAGAAATTTGAGAGATAAATGATTTCAAACTAATTAATAATCTTCTTACATTTACTCTATCTAATGCTGTTTGTCGTTGTTGTAGTGTTTTCTGACCAAATACAACTACTCCTCTTCCTGGGAATGTAGCTATAGGATTAACTTTACCTACATACAATGAATCTCTTTGGGATTGAGATAATTTTCTTTCTGCTTGTACTACTCCTAATAATCCACCTCTACTAAATCCAGCAGGTGCAAACCATGTTTCTGCTGTGGCATCGGTATTGGCATACACACCTGGTATTAATGTTGACGCTGGAACCCATACTATTTGTCCATTAGTAGGTTCTGCTACTTGTAACCATGGCCAATAAGCAGCAGCAAATGATGAATCTCTTTCTCCAGCTTCGGATGTTACTGTAGTAATAGTAGAACCATATCTTACTAAATCTACTACTGCTATTGCATCCCCTCTATTTTCTACTACTTCAATAAGTCTACCCACTTGAGTAGCATGATCAGCATTATTAAGACCAGGAGTGGAAATTACATTAAACTGATATTCATCTTTATTAGCTAATAAATTAATAGCATCATCATAATCCGTAGCTACTAATCCTTGTGTTCTGGTCCCTATTTTTTCATATAATGTATTAGCGCCTGTAAATACTTCACCTGTGCCACCACCGAATGTTCCGGATTGTGCTGTAGGGAGAGAGGCTGTAAACGCAGCTTTAGCTCCTCCATTATTATCAAAATAATCAGGAGTAGGTAGAGAAACTGATTTTACTCTTACAAATCTAGAAGCATTAGGAAATGAACCAGAGGTTCTAATAAATGGATCTGATGTACCAGATCCTATTACTTCTTGGACTTGATTACCTACTACCCTTTCTATATAGTTAGACTGTCGGGGATCCAGAGATAAATTAGTAAATGTTTCTAATATGGCTTTACTATTGGTAGTATCATCACCCCTTCTAACAACTAACGTAAATACTCCTTGATCTATATTACGTCCTGTTATTTCGTATCTAATATTATCGGCTGTACCATTAGTTAAAGTACCTCCGGGTCCTACTAGATCAGGGGATCCTGGAGTTGTTTGAGTATTATTTAAAATAGTACCTTCAGATAATGTTTCTAGTTCAAATGGAGCTGTAGAAGCTAAATCATTACTATTTAATGTAATTACTAAATTAGTTCCATCCCCTGTTGTAGCTCCCAAAGATTGAGAAGTTATAGTTATAGTATCTCCTGCTTGAAATCCACTTCCAGCGCTACTAGAAATGCTAGTTGCTACTGTTCCACCAGGTGATATTGTAATACTACCTGTAAATCCTGCACCTCCTCCCGTTATAACAGAGGCTGATATAGCAAAAGTACCTCCAGCCCCTGATCCAGAAAAAGAACTTAGAGAACCTAATAATTGATTAAGTCCTGTTTTTAGCCCACCAGTAAATACCTCACTACCAATATTAGAAGAAGTAGCAGGTCCAAATGTACCATTTGCTACCCTAGTTACTAATAATGATGTACCTCCTTGTTGGAAATAATTATTAGCTGAAATAGAAGTTAAAAATGAATATTCCTGAGCAGAAGACGAAAGAAAAGTAGTACCAAATTCAGCCTGAAATTCACTAAATGTGGTAACTAATCTGGGGATATTGGGTTTACCTTTTACTGTAGGGCCTATGATAGCGGCACCAGCTACTACAGGGAGTGATCTAATTTGGGATTGATCATTTTCATTAGCTAGTACACCGGGAGATAGAATAATTTCAGCCATTAGTCTTTATTTAAGTTTTATTATAAATATCAAAAACTTTTTAAAAAAAACTATTATAAAGGTTGGATTTCACCAGTATCTAATGATAATTTACCGGCACCATATTTTTCCTCTAATTCTTTAACTACTATTTTTTCTTTTTTAGTTAGTTCAGCTAACCTTCTTTTTAATTCAATTTTAGAATTTTCTAAAACACTAATTTCAGCTTCTAATGTACCTAACGAATATATTAAACTATCAAAATCTGTTTTTAGATCTTTTAAATTTTTAATTTCTTCCTCTGTTAAAACTTTTTTTTCTTTAATCATGACTTATTTTTACTATGATAAATATAATAAATTTTAATCTAAACCCGCATTAGGATCTTCCCATGCTGAGCCTGTTAGAATATTTTTTATTTCTGCGAATGAATAAGGACCCTCTTTAGTAGTCAATGCTTGTACTGATGATGGCATTTCGCCAATATATTTCACTATGGTTTGTGTTTCAGCTACATTATATATAACAGTGTCACTAGATGTTTCCAATACCTGGTCAAAATCTATAGTACTTAATTCTGTAACATCGAATATAATATATGTGTTATCGAGCTTACTCATTATTCAAATCTTTCTTTTATAGCATTATAATTTATAGCTACCTCATCAGCAGTTAAAATTCTATTATAAAATCTTGTCACTGCTATCTTACCATCCCAAAAATATCCTGATCTGTTTCCTCCTGCAAAGATATTATGTGCTGTTGCAAAACTTGTAGCAGTTGCTGTTCCTTGAGCAAATAAAGAACCATCTAAATACATTTTAGCGCCATTTGAATTAGTGGTTCCGTCCCACATGCAAACTAGATGATGCCATGTATTTAGTGATGGGTAGGTACTTGAGATATTAACTACATATGATGAACCATTACTTACAACAAAAATTAAATTAGTACCATTACCAAATACGTCAAAACTCCTTTGACTTGTAGAACCTCGAGTAGTTCCTTTAGTAATAATACCATCATTTTTTGAATTTGTACTATCTGCATTAAACCATATACCAATTGATAGTGGATATGTCTCTAATATAGCTGGTTTGCCGTAGTCTATCTGATCATCAACACCATCAAAATCAAAAACACCTAAATTAGCAGTGGAAAAAGAAGCGCCGTTATTAACTCCCTC